AGAGTCTACAGTTAGTTTTTTTCATAGTTTTTGAGTATCTCTGATGAACTTCTAATCTTGTCGCCACCGACGTTAAACATAATTTTGATACCTAATTCCTTACATAATTTAGATTCTTTTTTTGCATCAGGGTGATTCTTTCCACAACCCATTGCAAAAACTTCAGGTTTTATTAAAGTTAATGTTTCCCTTAAATCAGTTCCATAATCAACAGAGGGTACGGCTAAACTTACGTCTTTAATATGTGACATAATCATCAATCTATCCTCTAGTGACATGAATTGTTTCCCTCTCTTATTTATTACTTGTGTATCGTTGGCAACAACAACTATTAACTCGTCAGCAAGCCTACTAGCTGCTTTTATTAAAGTTAAATGTCCAACAGTTATAGGATTAAAGTGTCCCGAAATACAAACAATAGTTCTTGATTTCAATTTTCTTAAATATGAAGGTGTTCTTGTATGGCATGGAACACATAGCGTGCGACCATTGTAGACATTTAGAGCAAAGTCTGGGTATAAAGCCAATGGTCTTATGTGGTCAGCATGTAATTCAGCACCTCGTATAAAACATTCTTGACATGTATAGTCATCTCTCTCAAAAACTGCCTTTCGCCAATCTTTGTATGCAGAAGAACTTCTTATCAACTTATTCTTGTTGGTTTTACCACCCTGCCAATTGCTTCCTTTTTCTCCCTTTTGGGCAAGAGATTGCTTTAATAAAGTTTCTTTTGATCTTTTAATTCCGATATGACCTTTGGCTATTTTTTCTACCCATTCTTTTGATAATTTTTTACCTTTCCTATATGAAGCAATTTTTTCCTTTGTTTCTTGTGAGTGCTTACGACCAAAAAATGAATTATTAGCCCCAGAAAACTGTGGAAGTTTCTTTCCCTTATTCCAAGCGATGGCTACTTTAGTAGTTTTTTCCATAGTTTTAGGTGCTCTTTTGCATACTTCTTCCACGTCCAATCCTCGACTGGATTGATACTGAGTTTTGCAAAGATATCGTTGAGTTCTGCTTGGTCTTTGAAGGGGTAGTCAATGCCAATATCTTTATTGAAGCCAATGTTTGGTGCAATAAGTTTAAGACCAGCGTTCTTAGAATCTAGGAGACCCATAGAGCCTTCATCCTCTCCGAAGTAGAGGTTGTAGTCGCTTGAATCTAAAATCTTCTTGTGCGTGTCGTAGTCGAACTCAGCGAAGTAATCTACCTGAAGTCCTTTGGCAACGAGAGGAGTGAGAATGTCTGCCCAGCCGCTTCCCATAATACGAAATGCCCACTTGTTAATGTCAAGGGTTTCAATAAGCTTCGTGAACATGTCTTCACGCTTGCATCCGTCTGGGTAGACGTTCGTGAGGATTGAAACAATTTGGTACCTTCGAGGAGTGCCATCATGTGCTGGAAGCACAATAGCTAGCTTTTTGGCATCAATTCCCTCTTGAATGAGGAACTCTTTGGTATCAGTAGACATGCAAATGCCTAAGTCAGCTGATTTCATGTGTTCACGTAAGGCATTGAGTTTATACCCATCCCAGATGTGCGTCACCATAATGGTGTTGATCTTCCCTGAGTGCTTGTACGGCAGGTAGTTAATGTGGTGGTTGATGTCTGCGGTTGGTTCTGGCACATTGCCGATTGAAACCTCAATATCTTTCATTTTCTCGAGCTCATCGTGAAGCTTATGAGCGAACTTTGAGAGTATGCCGTTATTGAACGCCTGTTCGTAGTTAATGATGTGTATTTTCATGTTACTTTTTCAATATTAAATCTACGTTCTTTGTTGCAACTTCTTTTAAAACATCGAAGTGTTCTTGGATGTCCTTATCTGTGAATTCCTCTAGTTCTACGATGTAGAAAGAACCGTATGGCTTACCTTTTATTTCAGAGTACCAGCCGAAGTTTTTCTCAAACTTAAAGATAAAGACTTTTTCACCATCAATTGTTATCTGCTCAATTTTCATACTAGTAACCATTTCTGCCAAAGAAGGCGTCTGCGTTATCTGGGTTCTCAATCATCTTGAGGGTGTGTTTGACGAGTTCGATAGCTTCTACCTTTGAGCGGTGAGGAATGAGCATACCGTTTGGCATTTCCATGGTGTAGCCTGGGTCACGGTGCTCTCTAATTTCAAAGGCTGGAATAGGGCAGACGTCTGTACCATCAATTTTAATGTTGGCAATCCTCGGTCTGTTTGGGTTAGGGACAATTGAGAGCCGTGGATCAATTGCCTTGAGCTCATTTTCGAAGTCTGGTAAGACTCGTGTAATCGGATTATCCATTTTTTTCAGGGTTAGCTGGTAACTCTTCCACTGGCTGTAAGCTGGTTAAGATGTTTATTATCATGAGGCCTTGGTTAATAGGCATCTGGCTATTTGAGATAATCTTGACTATGTCGTTTCTCTTTTCTTCTGGTAGTTTAAGCATTTTTTTGTAATTCCTTATACGTCTCTTCTGCATTGATAAGTAGCAAAAGACAGGCATCGACGATGTCTTTTACTTTTTTCGATTTAGGTTTGAGTGCGGTACCGTAGTTTTGTCCATTGAAGCCAAACGTGTAGCCAATCTTTCCGTTCTTCACGAGAATATCAACGTCTATGCCTATAGGAAGCGTGATGGTAGAAACTTCGTCCATGTCTAAACAGTATACGGCAAAACAAAAAGCCCCGCAAAGGGGCTTCCTGTTGATAACTCGTTAGAACGTTGCGGTGATCGCGCCTGCTGTCGAAGTCTTAATTTCGATAATCCAGCTTGAGTTGAGTGTCTTTGTAGCAAAAGGCATCTTCCAACCAACTGTACTAAACATGTTAAGAGGGTTCGATGTGTCATTTGGACCCGGATTCTTCACGATGACTGTTGGGGCAGTGATAGAACCGAGGTTAACAACACCGTAAGCATTCTTGCCGAAGATGAATGTCGAGTAGACGTTCGCAACACCAGCTGAAGCTGCTGTGACTGGAGTTCCTGAGAACCCGCCAGAGAGCGCGACGTACTGGTTGTTCGTTTCTACGAATTCAACGCCGTGAAGCTTACCAACGACACCACGCTCAATTGCATCAGAAGTCGTGTAGCGGTGAGCATCAAGCCACTCTGAGTTTCCAAAGAGGTCATAGCTTGAAGCTGGGCCGATAATACCTCTGTACAAACCTGATTCAAAGCGCTGTGCTTTGTTCAGCTTGAGGGTACGGACTGCCTTACGGACTTCGAGGCCAGTAAAGACGTCAGTTTGGTGAATATCAGTAATGAGGGTAGCTCCGGCAACAATTTGCACTGTTGCACCAGAGTGAAGCTCGTTACGGATAAGCTGGTCGATTGATTCGCCAGCGTTTTGACCGTGGACTTCGATGTGTTCCTTGAGGTCTACATCGATCTGAGTCATTGAGAAGAGTGAAGAAACGTTTGTGACGTTACCGTACTCAGCCAATGTGGCAGATACCTGGGTAGCGGTCATTGCTACTTCTGCAGGATTTGTTGCTTCAGAGAGAGCTGTCGTGATGAGGGCGAGAGGTGAGAAACGAGTCCAGCGGACTACTGCACCACTGTTAAGTGGTACGTTCTTTACCTGAGCACCGAAATCATGGCGAAGTTCAATCTTAGCGCGGTCGAGGAATACTTTATCGTAGTAAACCTGGACTGGGGTAATGAGGGTTGCTGCTGCTGAGGCCATATTGTAATTCGTTATTTAATAACGTGAGGTATCAGCTTTTCCAAATCTTCTTTCTTCATGTTTCGCATATCTTGTTCAGTGAATTTGCGCTCGATGTCTGAGAGACCAGACGAATCTGTGACTCTGCTTGCGGCATCTTCCGCGCCTCGCTGTTCCTTGGCGGCCTGGAGGCCGAGCACAAGAGGATTTGCTTTATCTTCGAGTATCTTAGCGCCGCCGTTGTGCATGATGAGGTCTATTTCAGCCTCAGTGTAGCCCATGCGGTACAGCTTAAACTCGTCGGCTTTAAGTATGTCTGAAGGTTTGAATTCAGAAGATTGGGCTGGTACTTCACTAATCGCAGGTTTCGCCTCCATAAGCTTGGCTTTGGCTTCTTTTTCCGCTGCTTCAGCTTCTTTGGCACGCTCAAATAGTTTTTTATTTGCTAATTCGAGCCTACTTACACGTTGCTCCCACGTTTCACCAGCAGGGATTACTGGAGTAATAGGATTACCATTCGCATCTAATTCTTCATTCATAATATATAAGCTATATTAGTTGGTTTAAAAAGTTTTCCTTCTTATGGACTAGCTTTTTATATGAGGTTGCTATGCCCTAAAGCCCTCAAACGTCGTTAACTACTTGCTTCAACAACTTCCTCGTCTTCTTCGAATTCTGTACTGGTAACATTGTCCAGGTCTTCTGGCATTGGGGTACCAGTAACTTTACTTTCTTCTTCCATGTGATTACTTTTTCTTATGTTTAAAATATTCGACTTGCTGTAACCGTTTCTTAGCTTGTTCCTTTGAGAGGTTGCCCTTTGAAAGGTTTTTACCACTCTCACTTGTAACTTTGTAGCCACTTTTTGTTTTCTTGATAGTCATATTAGCTATGGTCGTTATACTGCGTTGGGCCATCTAGTGGTGGA